GGTTACGCGCCATCTGTCGTTCAATCGCGGCAACGCGTTCAAGTACATTTTCCGGCACAGGGACAAAGGCGCACCGGCTCAAGACCTCCAGAAAGCACTCTGGTACATCCGCGACGAGATCAAGCACAAGGGCCGGATTGTCAATCCGAACGAGTACCGGCATCGGGCGCTGCGGAAAATCCTCGACGCCACGCCGGAAACCTGGGAGTCGCTTTGCTATCTCAGTTTGTGCACGGCTGGAACATTCGCGCTGAAAACGGCGGAACAGGCATTGCTTGAGCATATCGGGGCGCAATTATGACATTCACCCGCAGCCACGCGCGGCAAATGCCACGGAATCGCGTTCTAGGCCGCCTTAAAGCCGGGGAAATGAACAAAACCGAATCAGCCTACGCCGAACACCTGAAAGCGTCTCAAATAGACGGGGAAGTGGCTTTGTGGTGGTTTGAGTGTGTCGGGCTGAAAGTGGCGGCAAAATGTCACTACTACCCGGATTTTATGGTTCTGTACTCGGACGGCCGCATTGAAATACACGAGGTCAAGGCGCGCAACTCTGCCGGAGGGTATCGGGCTGAGGATGACGCAAAAGTGAAGCTGCGCGTTTGCGCTGAAAAATTCCCGTTCCCGCTCGTTGTTGTCTGGCCGAAACAGGGCGGATTCCGAGCAGGATGGGAGCGGGAAGAGCTATGAAAAAACCACTCCAGCACCAACCCTTCGCCGCGTTTGTCGTCAAACCTGACGGCATCGAAGGACCGATACGTCACGAAAACGGATGCGCGAAATACTGCACGAAGCCGCATAACTGGAAAGTCACGGCGGTAATTCGGTACGAAGATGGCGATTTGATACGGGAAGACGTGGTGAAGTTCGATGCCAAGAAGGCCATGCCAACCGATTTCACAGCGGACATGCACAAGCATCTCAACGACCGCATTGCAGGGCGTAAATGGTATTTTGCGAGGGTGACATGCCGCCCGATACTGAACTGATGCAGCCGGAGTTGTTCGGCCAGGATGAGCCGCCATGCCCTGGCTACGACGTTTGCCCCGTAAAACTTTGCGGATGCCGATGGCTAGGGCTTGGCACTCCGTTCGCCAGCGATGCAAAAAAGCCAGACTTGCAAAACCCTCCGAACGATGGCTAATATCTGAACATCCCCTTCCCGAAGCCATCCGGGTTTTTATTCCGAGGCCACCATGCAGATAACCGCTTGCCCCATTGCGTTACCGCTCGGCAAGCTGTCTGCATTGGCTGGCGTCAAAGCAATCGCTGTCCACTGTTCCGCCACCCGACCGACCGCCATCATGGGCGTCCGTCTGCTGGTCAGCGGCTGAGGCGATTGCGGTGATCCAGGTTTATTACGGGGTGGGCGATGGCGCGAATAGCAGTTGCGGTCAATGACGGTGGCCGGTGGATTGGTGAAAGCCATCCAAAGGCCAAGTTAACCCAAAGCGATGCGGATCTGATGCGGGAACTGCACGAGGAACACAGCATCGGATACCGGAAACTTGCAGACAAGTTTGAAGTGTCGAAGACGACAGCGAAGCGGGTGTGTCAGTACCAGATTCATTGCCAGACCCCGGCCCGGTGGAAGTTTGTGGAAGTGCGTGATTGCGCCAAGCGGTTCGTTTTGAAGTGCACCAATGGGATGTGGACGTTTGCGGAGGAAGCCGCATGAAGAAGCCAGGATTGACGCCGAAGCAGGAGCGCTTTGTTGAGGAGTACTTGGTTGACCTGAACGCCACGCAAGCGGCAATCAGGGCCGGGTATAGCGACAAACTGGCAAACACCAACGCGCCGAAGTTACTGCAAAACACTGCAATAGCGGCCGCCATTCAATCAGCCCGCGCCGCCTTATCCGCCCGCACCGAGATCACCCAAGACCGGGTGCTGAAGGAATACGCCCGCCTTGCCTTCCTGGACCCTCGCAAGCTATTCGATAACACAGGCGCTCCGCTGGCCATTCACCAACTGGACGACGACACAGCCGCCGCGATTGCCGGGCTGGATGTGGTTCAGGTTGGCAATGCTGAGGTCGGAGTCGGCGATGTACTGAAGTACAAGCTATGCGACAAGAAGGGGGCGCTGGACTCTGTGGCCCGGCATCTTGGCATGTTTAATGATAAGCTGGATTTGAAGGTGACGGATGCTCTGGCTGACCGGCTTGCCCGAGCAAGGAAGCGCACCAGTGAGTGACGCCAATGACGAGTTGATCGAACTGGCGGCCGCCTGCACGCATGACCCGCTGCGCTGGGCAAGGATGGCTTTCGACTGGGGTATGGGCGAACTGTACGACTCCGAAGGCCCGCGCCAGTGGCAGGCTGATGTGATGGCGGACATCAAGGCGCACTTGTCGAACGCCGATACCCGGTTCATGCCGCTGATGATCTCTGTGGCGTCTGGTCACGGCATCGGGAAGTCCGCAGGCATCGGGATGCTGATCAACTGGGCTATGTCCACCTGCGAGGACTGCAAGGTCATCGTTACAGCCAACACTGACACACAGTTGCGAACCAAGACCTCACCGGAAATCGGCAAGTGGTCGCGCCTGTCGATCACAAACGGATGGTTCAACCCGCAGTCCGCCAGCATCGCATCGACCGACTCCGAGCATAGCAAGACTTGGCGCTGCGACATGGTGCCATGGTCCGAACACAATACCGAAGCCTTCGCGGGCCTGCACAACCAAGGCAAGCGCATTGTCCTGATCTTTGACGAAGCGTCTGCCATTGCTGACAAGGTGTGGGAAGTTGCCGAGGGGGCGCTGACCGACGAAAACACCGAGATCATCTGGATCGCTTTCGGGAACCCCACCCGGAATACCGGGCGATTCCGCGAATGCTTCCGCAGGTACAAGCACCGATGGATATGCCGCCAGATTGACAGCCGCACCGTAGAAGGCACGAACAAGGCGCAGATAGCGAAATGGGCAGCCGACTACGGCGAGGACTCCGATTTCTTCAAGGTGCGTGTACGCGGCCTGTTCCCGTCCATGTCCTCGCGCCAGTTCATCAGCGAGACGGATGTTTCAGCCAACTACGGGCGAGAACTGCGCCGCGACCAATACGAGTTTGCGCCAAAGATTTTGACGGTCGATCCAGCATGGGAAGGCGACGACGAGTTTGTCATAGGCCTGCGCCAGGGCCTCACGTTCCGCATCCTGCGCACCATGCAGAAGAACGACAACGACCTTGTTGCGGCCTCTATCGTCGCGGCGCTGGAGGATGACCATCAAGCCGATGCGGTATTCATCGACGCCGGTTATGGGACGGGCATTGTGTCAGCCGGGCAGGGCATGGGCCGGTCGTGGACGCTGATCTGGTTCGCCTCAGCATCGAGCGATCCCGGCTGCCTGAACAAGCGGGCCGAGATGTGGAAGAAAACCCGCGACTGGCTGAAGGAGGGTGGATGCTTGCCGGATGATCCGACACTTCGCGATGAACTGCAGGCTCCCGAGATCGTGCCGCGCATGGACGGCAAGATTCAGATTGAGAGCAAGAAGGACATGAAGGCGCGGGGTATTCCTTCGCCTAACCGCGCTGACGCCTTGTGCTTGTCGTTCGCCTTCCCAGTGGCTAAGCGCAACCCGCTCGACCAGTACCGGAACAAGGACAGGCGCGGGGAATACGACCCCTACGCAAGGCGCAGGTAGCGGTACACATAACGGCAGTAGGGAATCGCACCATGCGACCATGAACCCACTGCCTTTGAATCCAAGCCCCGACCTTGCGCCATCCATTCAGGGGCGTGAGGCTGTACGCCTTCAGATAGCCGACATCGAACGCGCCATGCTGCAAATGCCGCAGGCGGAGCTTCCTGTCCGGCACTACTTCGCTGATGGGTTGTATGCCCGCGAAATCACCATCCCCGCAGGAACCTTGCTTACCGGCGCCGTTCACCTGACCGAACACCTGAACATCATCAGCCAGGGCAGCATCAGCGTCGTGACTGAGTTCGGCAGCGACCGCATCACAGCACCGGCCACGATCGTCAGCCAGCCCGGAACCAAGCGCATCGGCTACGCCCACACAGACACCATCTGGACAACCGTCCACGCCAATCCTGACGACTGCCGCGACATTCCCATGCTGGAAGCGCGGCTGGTCGTTCCCAATCACGAAGCACTGACCGCCGAACAGATTGCGCTGTTGGCCGGGGGTTCCTGATGTCGTTTTTTATCGCAGCCGTCACCTACACGGTTATTGCCCCGCAGCGCGATGCGTACATGGCCGCCAAGGCGCAGAAGACGCAGATGAACATGGCCGAGAACAGGGCAGCTGCCGATGCTGCCGCTGCTGAGCGGGCCTTTAACGCCGCCAACCAGAAGAAGCCAGGCATAGCGGCCAGCAACAAGGCTGCCGCCATGGCTGGAACCATGCTGACCGGATCGCAGGGCGTGACCGACAAACTGATGCTGGGCAAAACCTCGCTGTTGGGCGGATGACATGAACGAAAAGAAACAGCAAGACCGCACCAAAGCGCGATGGGCCTCACTCAAAAACGAGCGTTCGTCATGGGATGCGCACTGGACGGAGATCGCGGAATACCTGCTGCCGCGCTCCGGGCGCTTCCAGTCCACCGACCGCAACAAAGGCGACCGCAAGCATAACAACATCTACGACAGCACCGGGACAAGGGCGCTCCGCACGTTGGCTGCCGGGATGATGGCGGGCAATACAAGCCCGGCGCGTCCGTGGTTCAAGCTGTCAATCGCCGACACAAAACTTGCATCCAATCACGCGGTCAAGTCGTGGTGCGCTGAAGTCACACGCATGATGCTGGATGTGTTTCAGCGATCGAACCTGTACCGCGCCCTGCACACCATGTACGAGGAGTTGGGCGCATTTGGCACCGGCGCCATGATCGTCCTACCGGACTATGACGACGTGATCCGCTGCTACTCGCTGACGGCTGGCGAGTACGCCATTGCGACCGATTACCGGGGCCAGGTGAATACCCTGTACCGCGAATTTGACATGACCGTGGCGCAGTTGGTAGCCGAGTTTGGCGATGAAAACTGCTCGGCGGTCAGTGCTTCGTGATTGGGAACGACCAGTCGCGCTTCCAGCATGGGAATGTCGCGGCAGTCGCCTGGATTGGCGTGGACGGTTGTCCAGACGGTGTCTGTGTGGGCGTAGCCGATGCGCTTGGTGCCGGGCTGGCTGACAATCGTGGCTGGGGCCGTGATGCG